TTACATTTTCATATTACATTTTCATATTACATTTTAATATTCAAACACCTCTTATATAAATAATAAAATTGAATATAATCATTTAAATAATATATTATCATATATAGAATGAAAAGTAAGAAAATAAGACAGTCTATTAGATTATCCGATAAACATATACATCCTTATGTATTGTGTATCATTGATATGCAACCATTTGGGTTTGACAACTCAGAATCAATCATTGAAAATGTATTACAGTTAGTCAGAGCTGCAATTATAAATAAAGCATTTATCGTAATAGCACAATTCAAGGGTTGCGGAGAAACACACATAAGAATCATAAATGAGATACAAAAATACCCATATAAAAAATACATATGGCACAACAAAAACGATAAAAGCAAACCAATACAAGAAGCATTAACCAGTCGTAATATTTTTGTAAGACAAATAAAAGTATGTGGAGTGAATACGGAATATTGTGTTAAAGATACTGTCCACGGACTTTCGAAAAAGTTTCATATTCCAATAAAAGTAATTGAAAAGGCGTGTGATGGAACAGATAAGATAATCAATGAAGCGCTACATAAAATGAGAACATTTTATAGGAACGTGGAGGTAGTATAATTCGGAATTTTAAATGTGAAAATGCGAAATAAACAATATAAAATATTGTTTATCCACTTAAACGTTTCAACTCATAATATAATACCATATCATATGAATTTTGATTGGGAATATTATATACATAAATACAAAGATTTAATACCGGCTGGTATTAATAACGAACAACGGGCATTAGACCACTGGAATTCGTATGGACAATATGAAGGGAGAAGATATGTTCCTGATAATGAAATTTTATTTATTATAATAACGACAAAATTAATAAAATCTATTGCTATCAACTTACAACACGTATTATCAAAAATGCGCATTAAATCTGTAATTAAGTATACATTATCTGATTATGATATAACCAATACTAATACAAATGACAAATATGTTATACTATACAATTCGCGCAGCGATTTGAAATTACCAAATGTATATATATGGTATCAAGTTGAACAAACTAATTCTATCTATTTTAATATACAAGCGTTACACACCAGTAAAATTATTTGGGACTTTTCTATTAAAAATTATAATAAATACAACAAATCTCTTTTACATAAATTATATTACATGCCTCTACCTTTTCATTGTAATGAAACAGATATAATTGACACAACATCGTATGTATACGATATTTTTTTTTACGGAACATATAATGATAGACGTGCAGCTATTTTAAATGCATTAAAATCAAAATATAACATTAAAATAGGGTTTGGGGTAGTTGAAGATGAGAGAGATAGTTATATAAAATCTTCAAAAATAATAATAAACTTGCATTACTACGACAATGCAGCTATCGAAACTGCAAGATTTAACGAAGTATTAAAATTCGGTAAACTCATTATTTCAGAAACATCCTTACACAAACACGACTATTATAATTTAGATTTGTATAAAGATATGGTCGTGTTTATAGATATCATAAAAGATGATTTATCGAATATAGACCAATTGTATACAATATTAGATAATTATTTAAATAACCAAGCTATTTATGATAGTAAAATTCAATCTATTGCAACAAATAAATATATTTTGATGGATCATTCTGTATATTTTACAAAAAGAAATTTACTCAGCGTTCTTGATTTTGGGTCAGTAGATGTAAAAATTAATTATGAATTAAACCCCGATACTATACATTGCGTACACTTTCCAGAAACTCCTCTAAGATATGACTTATTTATCACCCAGCCAAATTATAATAACATTGTAAATAAAATCAAGTTTTATCCAGCAATTAAATACAGCCCTCATTTGACCGGATGTAAATTTTCATATATAAACTTAATACTCAATTCTCAAAAAATTACATTTTCATATATAAATTTAATACACAACGCGCAGATACGCAATTTACCCCAAATTGCTATATGTCAAGACGACTGTTGGTTTAATTCCGATTTCGATATTAAATATAGCATTATCTTAGAATTCTTAAACAAAATAGGCAATTGGGATATATTTGTCGGAGTTTCGTCAGATTTACCTGAGGATACTATATTCACCAATTTATATTCTTATAAAAATATGACATTTATAGAAATTAAGAAAATGCATAGCACAGGATTTAATATATACAATAATACATGTTTCAATGAAATATTAAAATGGAAGATTAGTTCGGGTTATACTAATATAAACCAATATATAAAAAAATGTGATTTTAGAATTATTATACCTATTCTGTTTGATTTTTCACGTTTAGATATAGAGCCGACAATATCAGGTGAAACGATATTCAATAAACGCAATGTTTTATTCGAAAACTCAAATGCTATAATAAATAATTTGATAAAAAATTATTTAAAAGTTAATATTCCAATAATAATACAATAAATATTCACCTTACCATAGGTGCTTAATTTTATACTGATTACAATATAAAATTAACTATTAATAAATAAGCGTTAATTGTTGTTTAAGTTATCGAACGCAATGATATAAAATCTTCATATAAAATACGTTATGTATGCGATGAATTTTATATATAATTCAATTACGAATAAAAAGAAGGAGCGATTTAATATAATACTAGAACCTTTACAAGCAATTATACAAATCGCATTACTGTCATTCGCGCCAAATGATTCCAAGTTGACTATTTACAATAATATTCTTTTCATCCAAATACCCAACTGGAACCAATCCATAATAAGAACGTATTACAATGACTCAAAAAATGATATTTTTTTTCTTTTCAACGTGTTTACACGGTTCACTAAATTTTACCAACATCTAAAACAATCAATGATTCAAAAGATGTACATCTGAATATGTACAAATTATTGCAAGAAAATGCAACTAAAGGACTTGATAAATTGCTGCAAACGTATAGACATACTGAAAATCCAGCTATTTTACACACTCTAAATTTGTATAAAAAAATATTTAACGAAGAAACCGTTAGATTAAAAACAGAACAATGCGATGTACAGCCATGCGACAGCAATGGTAACGGCAATGGTAACGGCAATGGTAACGGCAATGGTAACGGCAATGGTAAAGGTAAATGTAAAGAAAAAGAAAAAGACAAAGACAAAGACAAAGACAAAGACAATTGTGCTGTATCCGGCACTGGAGCTGACATTGATGCGATTTTTGCTAACATAACCAAATTATACTCGGACCCCGAGTTATTTATTATTTTTAATACCATTAAATTATTAATTGCAAATCCAGAGAATTTCATTCATTACTACGACGGTTTAAACAATATGCTTACGCCTATAAATAAACAAATACAAAAATGGATTGTTGATAATATCGTTTATTAGTCTGTATTGAATATGCTTTATATAAAGTTAATTATCGAGTTCGATTATCTCGTATTCACTCTTATCATTTAACTTCCATTTGTAAATTACGTCTGGATTTTGCTTCAACGATAATATGTGTTCTGGGTCGTATACATTATTATTCTCGTCGATATAATAATTGATTCCTTTGATTAACTGAACCCATATATCTATTTTTTTAGTTAGTTTGACATTGGTCGATTTAACATTATCGTCAACTACTCCCGCCGGCTGTCGTTTAATATGTGTTCCGCAATAAACATTGCCCTTTTTATGCTTTCTAGAACATTGCGCACCCTGCGATATTTTAGCAATACATATATCAGTATTTACGGTATATAAATCTTTCGTAACAGCGCTTGGTTTTTCTACCACTTCGACATTCGTTATTGTATACGTTTTAATGTATTCTACAAACAATTTAATTATGGATTCGTCTTTACATTTTATCACATTCTCATTAACAGAAATCCAGTTCAACATATCCACTCTAAACGTTTCCACATTAGACATAGTATACATTTGATTATAACTAATCGCAATTCAATTTAATTAATAATCATTCCGCTAATAGTATCTAGTATATGTGAACCAAACGATACCTGCTCCACTAAATTGTGCTAATAAATACCAAAACATATCACTCCAGCTTTGCTGTTTAAAGAGAGTCATAGCAAGCGTTATCGTTGGATTGAAACTACCTTTAGATAAATTCGCGTTAAATGCGACAAGGCTACATGCCATTATTGCAGACCCAGCCAAAAATGCGTTTCTAGTCCAAACTCCGATAATACAAATTATCACAGAACCGATAAATTCTGTAATACATTCAACCAATAACATATAATTACTACTCAGATTTAATTTATATAGTTTGAATTTTTGGGAATCATAAAATCGCTATGATTTTGTAAATCTGTTACGTAGTTGTTATTAATCAGAAATGGATTCTGATTTACATTTCCTAAATTGACCCTGTTAATAAGTTTTGCATCTACCTCTTCTCTCTTATTGCTCGTTTTAATTTTAAAATTACCGAAATTGTTATTGGAATCTAATTTAGAATCGTTACATTGTTCCTTGTTTGATTCATTTGAGTTTTTCTTTGATTTTTCCGGCGGGTCCCCTTTAACCCATTTTAATTCTGCTATTTGTATTTTATTCATTACTAAACTATAATTTTAATAACAATTCTTTAATTAAACGCTTAAAGGCATTGTATACTATATAATGCCCATATGGCGCAATTGGATAGCGCGCTGGACTTCTAATCCAGAGGCTACGGGTTCGAGTCCCGTTATGGGTAAATATATATTATTTATATGCATTTATAAAGTATGATTGTACTTTATAAATATTTATGTTAATTTGTACGGTATGGTGTATGGCATATATTGTATTTATAACATTATAAATTAATGTAGCGGAACACACGCTGTCTTATTCCCAACTATATAAAAATCGACCGGGTTGCATATATAATTTTTACTTTTTAGAAAGTAAGGACCTGTTGAATTTCCTTGATATGAACCCGCGTTAGCGCCTTGCGCACCCCAAGCCATATAAAACGAGTTTGCGTTCCGAGTTACGGTGTCGTATTTAAGCTTGAGTATACGCGTACTGCTCGATACCGGGCCCTGTACAGCAAACTCTGAATTATTTGGTTTATAAATATTAGTATATTGACCGGACGGACATATTTCTGTCGAAACACACTGATTACACTCGTTCGCAGTAGCTTTATTGTTGCAATTTTTACTACAACTACATCCCTGAATGCATACGCCGGTTGATCTAGTTTGAGGTCCATTTGGGCTATCTGTTGGATACAGCGGGGCTCCGTCAGTTGATACATACGTAACACCGATTTTAGGTAAAGTAGATAAATTTTGGTTATACGTCATAGACCTGCTTTTCATATATCCTTTTGTATCGCTATAATATGTTTTGCTTACTATGGTAGACGCCGGTTTAATGATTTGAGTTTCAGGGTTGCATGCGACACAATAGGGTTTATTTGTTACACAATTGTAACCAGACTGTCCAGAAAACATTTTAAAATTCGTGTCATTAAATCTTACTATTTTTTCTTTTATTCCTGTACTACTCGCCGAACTATCTTTCGATATACAATAACTACAATTTGTATTATTCACATCTTCTCCCAAGTAGGTTGACCCGTGAGGTATATCAGTTGGAATTCCTACACCAGCTCTCCGATAATTGCTTATATTAATCGAATTTAATTGTTTACGCCATTGTTTCAATGGTCTTGGTTTTAATATAGGACCAGATTGATACCTTACCATCTTATCTAGAGGTCGCGCATAATTTGGTACTATCGAATTTGTTGATATTTCTCCTTCTTTTACGTAGTGACGCGACATTATTATATACAAACATTATTATATACAATTATTTATCAAATTCAATCTCAATTTTCCCTCCAGGAACAGCTTTTATTTTTCCAACAATAGTCGGAATATCTTTAGAATTTTTTGGTAATTTGTAAACTATACCTTTATCTGTACCATACTCAGGATATCCTGGAATAGCCTTTAAAACTAATTTAACACTAGTTACATTTTCTATTTTTTCATCGTTTTCTATGTTAGGATTAAATGAAAGTTTATCATTTAAATCTCGACCATTAAATGTTAAACATTTCTTAGCATCCTCTTTATCCTTCGCATAAATGCGACAATCTATCGACGCCTCTTCGACCGCGTTCAAAATAGCAAGATTCACCTTTTCTTTTATACACGATATTTCATACAATGCCTGGTCCGTGCTAAATACTTTATTCTTTTTAAGTTTGCTGGAATCGCCATCCTTTGCATTCATCTTTAGTTCCTGGTCTGCTGTTATAGTCATTAAATATAGATATACATTGACGGTTTGATCAACCTTTGGTAAATTTTTATGACTACCGATACGTCTAGCCCTTCCTATAACCTGTTCCACTCTAACCGGGTGCCAATAAGGCTCAGTTATATGCACAAATCTTACATTTTTCAGCGATATGCCTTCCGCACCAGAAGAAGTAATCATCATTATTTTTACAATCTCTCCATATAAATTATTGTATTTTGCGCCGAGTATATCTGCCTCTTTGCTTGTTTTCCTCTCTTTATCTTGTCTGGCTTTCTCTATTTCTAAAACCGCTTTAATTTTCGCCGGGACAAACTCCCAAACCCCGTTAAATACATTACGCAATATTTCCTTCTCTTCTTGTTCCTCTGTTCCAGTATATAATATGAATTTCTTTTTAGACGGGTCCGAAAAAACGATCGGATCGACGCTCCAAACAGCACCAGTTTTTGTTATTTTAAACTGAACAAATCCGTTTGCCTCAAACACCAGTTTTAATATACCAATCCCCTCCAATGTTCGGAATTGACTATAAATTAAGCATGACCCTTTATTCTCCTCGTTCGTTACATTGTCTAATATTCGCAAAAACTTAGGACTATATTCTTTAAGACTATCTTTCGAGAAGTAATCCGACCCTTTTGCGGTTAGCGCGTTAAGTGCGGCGTTAATCTCTGCTATATACTCGTCTCTATATTTCTTCTTCACGTCTTTAATTTTTTTAACCAATTTTGTCCCCTCTTCGAGTTCGTCTAGGGTCTCTTTTTCTGTACCACCCTCAAGTATATCTTCGTCTAACATTTCATCATCCCCCGTATCTTTTGACATTTGCTCGCTTTTAGGCTTTGGTCGAATTAATCCCTTAGGAAAAACAAAATTACAGTACGCTCGAGAAAAAATGCGATAGGTTGATGAAATTTCCGCGTCTGTATCAACCTTCTTAGCACCCTTTGACGCTTTACTTCGTTCTAATTTTCGCTCTGCTTGTCTCGCCTCCTCGTAAATAGCAAATTGATAATTGCTCATAGGAATTTCCTCTACCTTGAAATCTATTTTTTTGTCATACTTCGGCATAAGACTTTCTTGCGCACTTCTAAAATGTGACACAAGACCAATACTGCGTTTTTTAAATACTGCCATATCTTTTACTTCTCCCGATTGTTCGTTCTTGAACATCGCGTTAAATGTATCTGCCGTATCTGGCAGCGCGTTACTTTCATTTAGAGTTGCGGTTGATGCGTAATTGAGTGTATTAAATATAGCCTTGACCTTTTCTACAAAAATCGCATCTGACACTTCTCCAAGTTTATCTGCCTTTACACCCATATAAGGCCGAGTTTTTTTATCATTGTTTATTTCATTTATAAACCCAAACGGGTTGCGCATAAGAATAATTTCTCGCTTTTTACCTCCTTCTATAACGTTGGTTTCTACGTCGACTATTTGTACTAAGGCTCCTCCCTCTAGGTGATTTTGTATAAAAGTATCTTCGGTTATTTTCTGAGGCGGTTTAGACTCATCTTTTAACGTTAAAGTAAATTTCCAACTTTGAATAGTTCCTCTTAAAATATTAAACATAATGCCTATTTCATTCGGGTAATTAACAATAGGAGTTCCCGTCAATAATATTATTTTAGAATTTTTCGCATTTTTGAGAGATTTATAAATGCGCGACGGTAGCGCATCTTCTTTTTTTATCTTGTTTGATATTCTACTCACCAAATTATGCGCTTCGTCTATAATAATAACTTTATCATCAAACGGATTTATCACATCATTTTTAGTCATTTCTCCCCACGTCTTTTTATTCAGTCCGTTATAATGTATAAAATCATATTGATTATTTATCGTTTCGTTAATCTGTTCATTCACGCTCTTTTTCTTTGTCTCGCTAAGTTTAGAATAAGGCGTTGCGTCGTCGGATGACACCCATAACCCTCCTTTTTTATTTATAAACTCGTCCGATAATGTTGTATTATATTTTGTTAAATCTTCGGTATCTTTTACAAACTTCCATTGAGTATTTTTATTGAATAATTTGTCACCGCATTTTTTCAATTCTTCTCGATAATTCATACTTAATGACGCAGGTGTCATCACGATTATTTGTTTATTTTGTTTTAACCTTTCTGCCACCGCAATAGAAGCACATGTTTTCCCTGACCCAAGACCGTGATACAATAATAACCCTCTGTACGGCGAATATGTATTCAAATAATCTACAACTATTTGCTGATGAGGCATCACCGAAAACTCCGCATTCACATTTTCGTCTATTTTTAATTCTTCAAAGAAGTTTGTTATTGCTGTCGGAAAACTTTTACGATTATTCAACGAATAAACTGTATTTTTTTCTATCGTGTCTTCGTCTATACCACTACGAGATTCTTTCGTCTGCGTATGTTTTCTTGTCACGGGTTTATCTTTCTGCGGCTTTGGCTTTTTGGTTCTAGTTGTTTTTGATGGGGTTGCAGGGCTTTTTGGCTCTAGTGGTTTTCGCGGTTCTGATACTATGGAAGGTTCTGTATCACTCTCTTCACCAGATACATCCCCCATTCCTTCTGGTCCAGCCTTTCTTGTTTTAGTTTTACTCTGCGGGGTTGGTTTATTCGTTCTGGTTTGTTTTGCTTTTGATTTTGCTTTTGGTTTGAGTTTTCCTGGAAACTGGATATCCGAACCAGATACACCTTCATCTATTCTTTTATATAACAGAATGCTCGCACTCTTATTAACGCTAAATCCGCGAGGTATATCACTCGATTGTTCATCTGAAATTCTTTTCGTCATACGACCATTGTTGTCATACGCAATGAACACATAATGCCCGGAATCCATATCAGACCCTTCATGGCTCACACACCCTTTTATTATATATCTTTTATTGCCTATTTTTATATTTTCGTCTATCTCGATGGATTGTTCGTTTTTTTCTATAACCCCGTCATTTTTTTCAAATCTAATCAAGTCTAGAATTAAATATCTCGAACTTTCAGGCGGGTCGATAATTAATTGTTTTTTTTCAATAACAGAATCTTTGCACGTGTCTATTTTGTTATTGGTTTCATCAAACTCGGTTTCTTCGCTCGTGTAATATTTTATTAAGTCGTTTACAGATTTGCACTTTTTGTCAATTTTCAATTGAATTGATATTCTAAAACTATTTGCATTAGTTATATATCCATTAGAACAAGTTACTTTGCTCTTTTCTATCACAATGTACGATTTAAATACATTGTATATTTTTGGATTATTCACAAAGCATTCAAACGCTTCTAAAATTTTCATCATTTCGCTTGAGTCTTCCTGCGTTTTTTTGTATTTTGGAACTTTACTTCTTATAAATTCGGAAAAAACCGAATATACCATTTTCCTCCCGACCTTTAATTTTTCTACATTTATCGGATTAGGATTTTTAGATGATATGTTTTCATTAAACTTTTTAAATAATTCACTTAGCGCGCTGATACATTCTTTATACAGTTTTGGATGAAAACATCTTACAAAGTTTTCCGCAACATCTCTTATTTCTGGTTTATTTGAAATAAAGTCGTTCAACTGACTTCCGTCCGCATTTCTAATATCACTTTCCGTTAATTCATTCAAGTCTTTAATTTCCTTGTTCGTCGCAGCAATAAGATAATGTCGCAACTCGTCTATTTGCCACAATAGTTGCAGACAGGAGTTCATAAAACATGTATTCCCTACATTTGTCAACGTACATATTCCTGCGATTGACGGAGTTTCGATTATTTCAGTTTCAGGTTCAGATTCAACTTCAGATTCAGGTTCAGATTCAGGTTCAGGTTCAGATTCAGGTTCAGATTCAGATTCAGGTTCAGATTCAGGTTCAGATTCAGATTTTGACGAAATCATTCCTTTACTTTTTACGTCAATGTCCGATGGGAAAACGTCCATAGCTTCTGGTTTTTGAATCACCATAGTGATTTCTTTTGTTTTACTTTGTCCAAGTTGACCCCATCTAAGCGGATGAGATGAAATAGGTAAACCCGCGGGTTTGATTGAAAGTCTTTTCAATAATTCAGCTAAATCTGTATCCATTCCCTATATCATTATAATATTTTATATTTATTTTATATCTTACCTATTGTAATTTCTTTTGCTATTCGTTTAATAATCCTGCTTTCATTTTCACACGCATTCCCATTGCCACCAGTTGTCTCTTTTATTAAATTCATATATTGATCGTTCATCGAAGAATCGCTCGATTTGCTGTCTGGATGAGCGTCGCTCCAATCCGACACTAATTGAACATTTTTAAAAGACACTGTTTTAATTGCGTTGCGCAATCTTACATTATCGTCATACTCTCTTTCCCATTTATTCTCATCCTTTACATAAATAATATCGCGCTTTGAATCACTACAGTGTAGCGGCCTTTTATATATATCGATTTCTTTTAACCTATTTACAAATAATTTCGTTATTCCTTCTATATATCCCAGATTTCCAATATCCTCTAAATCTGACAATTCAATGTTTAGGGTATCAACGAATTCACTTATATTCATCGCATCCTTGCATTGCTCGTTAAGAAAAAAATTAAGATTAAATGTTTTATTATTGCTGTTTATAACATCTCCAGTCGAATTTACAGTCGCGTTCTTATACAAATCAGCCATCTGCGAATGAAGCGAAATATTGCTTTGAGTTACTTCGATAACTAAACTAGTCAATTTATCTATTTCATCTTTCATTGTTTGAATAACATCCGGATCACTGTACTTTTCTACTCTATGCTGTTGAATTGCGTCACATGACCTACGGTGATTATATAATGAAGCTCTGTGAGTATAAACCTTACCACAATGGCATTCTAAAATTTGGCGACTTTTTTGTTGTATTTTCTCGCCATTTGTTGTATTTTGATGCTTCCTAGTAGAAAGGTGTTTTTCATAATCACTTTTCTTATAGCATTCGTAGTCACAAAAAAAACAATTAAAAATCTGGCGAGAAATTGGCGACTTTTTTGTTGTCATTGTTGTATATATAAATATATTTTTAAATGAATTTTTAAGTAATTTTAAGAAAAAATAATTTATGGTAACAAAATAATTTAAAAAAAAACTGAAATTTAGAGCATAATCGAGTGAACGTCATTTTTTCACTTTTTTTTTCAAATCTACAACGGTGTTTAGAGATTTGGACATTTATAAATGTCCAAAACCCAAAATGATTTTACAGATTTAGAAAAAAAAAAGTAGTTTTTTATTTTTAAAATATTATTATATAATATAATGTTTATGAACAATATTTTCGGCCCTACGCTTTCCTCTGATTATTGCCTATACTTCTACATTTTATCGATTTTTTTCTTTTTAGCAATGTTAATTGCTTTAGGCAGTGTCGTCTTTTTATTAGGCAACATTAAGGAAAATTACCCTCTTATTCTTACAGGTCTGTATTCCGCAGGCTTAACTGGGTTGATGTATTTATCTAATCGATTATTATATACGATGTGCTCTAATTCGACCCACTGATTTGAGCATTAATCATTTAAAAAATTAATGCAAACAATATAATGATGATACCATCTGAAATTATCGTTATCGTTATATTGTTTGGTTTAGCAATATTATTAGCGTTTTTTTTAATTAATAATATGTGTAGACCCAACTACTATAAAATTATTAATATTTAATTATATTAGTATGAATGCATCAGGACAGACAACGATAAGTAATATTAGAAGTTTCATAACTAGATTGTATAAATATATACATCCTATATGTTTTGTAAGCGGTGCGTTTGTGTTTCAGGACACGAGCAGTAGTTTATTTGATTTTCTAAGCAATACGCCACACCAACCGCTGGGATTTTTCACATCGCATGATCTTCTTTTGAAAAATAGTAAAAAAAATAATACCGATGCAGAAAGTCGGCTGTTAATTGGATCAATGTACGAAACTTCTTACGATGATGAAATAATTACAACAATTAGTTGCTATACTTGCGGTGATACATGCGAAACTCCAGTGCAAAGAGAAATAAGAATAATTAAATGGTATCGTTTCGTTGGGAATGATAAAGGGTTATATATATACATTAAATTAGAAAGTTCAAAAACCTTTTCTATTCAACACATTGCAAATATGCTTAGTAAACACGTTCTAGGTAAGCCCAATGTAACCGAATGTAAATCTTTCCGCGAAGATTGTATACGCGTCTCAAGTAGCAATGCTAATTCGGTTAACTCTATCTCCGACAAATATTGTATGAGCGATGATACACGAAGAATTTTATTAAATAATGCGCAGTACGAAGAACAATACGATTCTGAAAAGGGTCCTAAATATGGGCGAGTAGGAGATGAATATTATCTCGGAGAAATCCCAAAGAATTATATATTGCACGACATAGCGTTATAATGCATTGAAAATAATAATAATAATAATAGACCTAAAATAATATATTATATTAATTTATATTATATTATATGGGAGTCAAAGGTTGGAGTCGAGAATCACCAAACGATCGGCAAAGAACAAGGATGTTAAATAAATGCGGAGAGAAATGTTTTTTGGGCCCGAATAAATCATTTCCGATATGTAAAAAAAATACATGTAAAGTTTCAAATAAGGGTATAACCGCCGCATATATGCGTTCAAGGCAGTATTCAACTATAAAAGGAACTCGTAAATATAAAAATATTGCTAATACCGCATATAAACTTTTACATTAATATTTTAAAAATAATAAATTGAAACATTTATTATTTTTATTAAACTCATTTTAAGATGGAAAAGGAAGTACTGGAAAATTTGCTCATGATTAAACCGTTGATTAACGGGAAGAAATGGCTGGATATTGGAACACGCAACGGATTAAATATGATATCCTTAACAAAATGCGGCGCTACGTCGGTTATAGGAATTGATATAAACAGCGACAGATTCGGCGAGTTTGATAAATATGAAAAAATCTACCCCACTATAAAATTAATTAAACGAAATTTATACGATATGGATCCTAATAAAAAATTCAATGGAATAAGCGTATTTTTGTGGAATGTGCCATTCCTGGATTACGATAAAATAATGATTAAAATAAAAGAATTATTATTGCCCGACGGGATAGTATTGATTGGTATTTATGACTGTTCGTATAAAGAACATTACCCATATGATAAGTGTTTCATATATCAGCTGTTTATAAAACATTTCAAGTCGGTGATGAAAATAAATAAATATAATCGAAGCGAAGATGAAGGGCAATGGATAATTAAATTAGAACGTCCTATTAAATACTAAATTTACGACTACATATATTTACCAAGCACTCCACCCACCACCACCTTCATTAGACGCAGTTGGTTCATTCAAAGCGGTAGTAACGGTTGTTTGATTTCTTGAATTTCCTGATGAATTAGACATGTTGGATATATTTTCAGGCATAGCAGTTAATTGTGTATTTGAAGGCAATAGTTTTAAAACATCATACCCGTCAGACGAGGGTTGCATATTTTTTTGTTGTTGATATTGCGGAAGGTTTACTTGCGGGGCTGCCGAATTATATTGCGGAGCAGATG